GCTAAAACCCCTTGAGCGAGCGAGAAGAAATCCAATCGTTCGTCAGAGGCAACCCCCTTCGCGAAGTGTTGTGCGGCCGATGTCCTAAATCTGAGTTCTTTCGAAACAGAGGGCATCGGTAAGAGTTTCTCAGGGCGATTTACCAGTCGCTCGCGGAGAATTGGTGAGACCATACCAGAGTATTTCCCTGGTGGGGTCCAACCACAACCACCCATGTACCTTGGTAGGGTACACAGGGTCGGCACAACATCAAGTAGTGATCTAGGGACCAACGGTAAAACCCGAGGTCCGAAGACTCTTAGTACATCCATGACATTGGTGCTCCTAATAGGAGTCCATTTGTACTTGGACGTGACAGACTTGGAGGTAATAACTTTACCGCCGAATTCTGCTAAGAGACGAGATGTGAGGCACTTATCCTCAGAGACTTTGCAGCCTAAGAGAAGTAGTTTCCTCCTGTACAATTCGTGGATCTTGTAATTTGATATACAAATATCATCTCCCAAGATAACGTAATCGTCCTGTGTCGCTCCACAGTCCTTTAGAAGACAGTGGTGTGAAAGTGCGAACAAAGGAAAGGAAGGTCCAAGTCCAAGGGGTTGACCCCTCTTGAACGTCTTATCCCCGTGAGGGGTGGACCACACACCTTTTACATACGCCTCCATGATCAATTGGAGAGCGGTGATTTGGTCTGCACCATTCCTGGAAGAAGGTTTGTTCATTAAAAGAACATAATCCATGACCTTCTTCTGGTAATGCCAGGGAAACAAGTTAGTCGCGTCGGAGAGATCAACTGAAAAGACAGTCTTCCCCTCGCGGATCCACGCCTGAACTTGACGGATACCTTTCTCCTGGTCAAAGGTACAATCGGCAGAGATCTTCTTAAGGTTCTCCAGAAGGAGATATTTGAGAGGATCTAAGAAAGCCTGACCAACCCGAATTGGGTTGGCCACAACACGGAGTTTTAAACCAGGCTCTTGGATAAAACCAAGAGCACCCACATAGTGGTGGTGTGATCCTCCGTCTTGGGCATTCCACCTAGCAGCACTTGATCCTGCTGTTAGTTGGAATATACGGCTATCAATGAAACTCGAGTTGAAAGAGGCACTCCAAACGAAGAGCCTCCACAACGGAGAATCGGCCGCCATAGCCAAGTCCATAGAGAGATCAGTCTCAGTAGCTCCGGAAATCCCTCGTGAGAGGTAGGTCCGGTCGTTTTGATAGATCTCCCAATTAGGAATCTTAGGAAGTCCCTTCTGGGAACTAACTGAGCGTTCCATGTATGGCTTGGGGAAGAGGTTCTTACCCCGAACCCCTAAGGATTTAATCCAAAGGAGGGAATCGGGTGAGGGAACCTCACCTGTACCAGTACTATCATCAGACTCCATAGATTGGTAAAACTTTTGGAGCTGATCCTCGGTATATTCCGAGGCAATGTAACTCAGATACACATGTAACATGTGTAAACGATTATCTAAAGCGATCGAGGAGTCCCTAACGAGGGATCCCCAGACACCGCTCAGGTAACCCGAGTCGGGATTAACCGTCTTGGAGCCTAAGAGGATAGTCTTAAGAAGCTTCAAACGTTTTACAACGTAAGAGACTCCGGAATTGACTTCCCAGATTTTCATCTCTGAGAAGAGTGCTCCAGCCTTCCGGGCTGGAATACCAAAGCATTGGGCAGTGGTGAGAAAGAGTGTTTTGTTCATACAACTTTCGGTTTATGACACAAGTTTAGGTTCCAAT